TAGGACATTAAATTAATATGCCCTGCATGTGTTGGTATGATCCTCCTGAAGAGTCCAAAAGATTGATAAAGAGCCTTTGTCAGCAAATCGTTGATGAAGTTCGTCGATTGGAGGAAATTGGAGATCCCATAGGAATCTCAATTCGTCAAGTAAAAGAGCTTATAGATCATTTAGATAATAAATATATGTGTAAAGAAAATCCAAAAAATGAATAGACAATTACCAATTCGGTAGAAACTGGTAGCAAATCGGTAATTGCAAATCATTTAATATAAATATTATATGAAATAATATTTATTCATTTAATTTAAATACAATAACATCTATTTCTAAATCAAGAGATAGGTGTTATGTTTATATTCGAAATTCAGGGCGACCCCGTACCACATCACGAGACAAGATGGAATCGAAAAACAGGCCATGCTTATTCCCCTGACAAAAAGTTAGAGCAATTCGCTAAATGGCAAATCAAGCCATTTGCACCACCAGAACCGCTCAAGGGACGCTTTGAGATTGAGATCTGGTGCTATTTCCCTATTGCCAAGTCATACAAAGGGGAAAGACGCGCTCAAATGCTCAACGATGTCATTGGACACACTCAAAAGCCTGATTTCGACAATCTAGCCAAGTTCTATTGCGATGTCATCAAAGGGATCATCTTGGACGATGATGCGCTTATCTCTGATGGCACATGCCGTAAAAGATGGGCAGAGCGCGGTAAGGTCATAATCAAGCTGAATCCCATAGCCCAATCGCTCAAGACACAAGGGGACGCATGCGCCTAACATTCGAGCAAGATCATAAAGAAGATTATTTTGAGATCATCTTGACAGACAAGCAATTATTAGATATTAACACGGGAAAGGGCGCTTACGGATTTTGCCTTGGCGGTCTTTGGGATACGAAAAATCTCAGCATATTTATAAGAAAACAAAATTTTGGAGAGTTAGAAGATGCCATTGGTTAAAGGGAAAGCAGCTAAAACAAAGAAAGGATTTTCGGAAAACATTAAAAGAGAAATGGCCAGTGGAAAAAGCCAAAAGCAAAGCGTTGCAATCGCCTATAGCGAGGCTCGTGGCGGAAAAGCTCGCAAAAAGACTAAAAAGAGCTAAAATGACCCGAGAAAGTGAGCTAATTTCAAATCGCTTCTCGCATTTAGAATCCGATTTATCTTGGACGATCAAAGATGCCAAGAGATTGCGCAGAGAAGCAGGGGTTTTCATGCGTCGGGTTAAAAAGGACATGGCCTCAATTGCTAAAGAGAATAAAGACCATCGAGCATTTTTAGAGAATATCTTAGAGGTTAATAAGTGCGTTGATGAGACGCTCTGCAAGGTGCTGCTGGCTATAAGACAAAATGAATATCTACAAGCATGGTATCCAAAAAAAGATGCGTGAAGAATTATATAATGAAGATGGTGGGCCTCTCTACATTCGCACTTGTGCTGATGATGATTGTTCCAAGATGCACTTGAGTTATTTTAAGGTTTCTGTAGATTGGAGATGTGTAGCTTGCGTAATTAAAACAGATAATGGTATTATACTTGGTTCAGGTGATATTGACAGGCTTAAAATTAATGGATCAAATGGCTAGATTTAACAAGAAAATGTTAAGATTGGCGAGCAAAAGAGCCAAAAAATCGGTTTCAAATATAATTTAGCATAAATATGACAAATAAAGATTTATTTTGTCGATCATAATGGTTATTATCAGACTAAATAGGAAATAATTTAATAAAACACACATGATAACCAACATTACCGAAATAACAGCGACAGACGTTACGTTAATGGAATTGTCCGAAGAAATCCGTTACATGAAAAGGGATGTGAAGATCATGAGAGAAGATCTTTTCTCTATGAGCTGGCGATTAGATGAGTTTTTTAACCAAAAGAAGGCAGAAGCATGGAAGAGAAAAAAGCGCCTCAAAGCGTCGAAAAGAGTTTAGGGTACATTAGTTGGAGCCTAAAAGAGCTAGTGGCCGAGCTAAAAAAGGTCAATGAGAGTTTGGGGTATATGATGAAGTTTACGAAAGACGGCGAAGCGACTCCCTTCTAGTTAAAAACCCCTCCCAATCAAGAGAGGGGAAATTCCAACATGCTTAATAAGGAGTACGATTTAGACTCTATCTTATGGGTTATTTTTGCTCAAGCTTTTCTACTTTAACCTCTAAAGCTCGAGTCCTTTCTTTCATGTCGGCTATATAAAAGAATAGGCTTGCTAAAGAAGCTCCAATCACAAGATAAACTCCGATCTTTTCCCAATCAATTCTTTTCTCATTTTCCATGTGGAAAGCTCCAATAAATTCCCCATCCGAGGATAAAAGTACATAAAACCATTGGCCAGATCATAATTTTACTCCTTTTGTATTAACTATACCTTAATGATCTCGATTTCGCAATATTTAGACACAAATTTCACCGCCTCGTCAACGGCGCGCTTAAAGCTATAGAACCGCTTAGGCTTCCCCTTGGTGTGTAGGTAACGTGGAGGAGAGTCTTTATAACGTAACAGGACACGGAATGTAGGTTTAGACATATTTCTCTATTTCCTCTAGCAATGAAAGACAAAGATGACTACATGACGCGCACGTCCTAAAATACGAAACTAATCCCTCTTTCGAAAAATTGTCTTTATGTCGTAAAATATCTAATAGGCGCTGGGTTTTATAAATTAATTCTATCTGCTTTTCTGTTAATGTGTTGTTAGTCATTGTATCCCTATCTTGTTGCGTTGCATTTTTCTTGTCGGAAAACATAATGTCTAATGGCACTCAAGCTTTCCATTCGAGTGAATTTGGTGGCATATTCATTAAATAGAGCAATCTCCTTTACGGTGTATTGATGGGGATAAATAAGCGTATCTTGATAGACTGCTATTTCTGCTAGGTATTCAATTTCTTCATCAAAATTAATCATTGTTGCCTCCCTTGCACTCGTTGCATCCCTCATCATTGAGCTGACAATCTTCTTCAAACCCTTCATGTCCACAATTGGGGCAACTATACCATATTTCGAGCCTATCTCCGTTCATCATGGCTACTTGACAATCTGAATTGGTTATAAAAACATAGCCTGAGTTTCTATTTAACATAGGATGCACTTCATTATTATAAAAATCTTGGGGCAATCCCTGAGAATTCATTGCGCGAATCAATTCTTCAAGCAAGCCATATTCCCTCGATCCAAAATCAGCTAAATTTGTCGTTGTAATTTCTTGTGTATTCATGTTTCACTCCTTTTGTTGGTTTAACTTCTCAATACTCCCCTTGAGATTCAAAGGGAGGGTGAGGGGTTAAGATTTCTCGAGAAACTTTCGATTATATTCCAATTGCTCGACATAAATTAGAGCAGCTTTCAAAGAACGCAATGCTCTTTCAGTGTCATGGCTTTGAAGATGAGCCAATCCTTCTTCAACATGATCTTTTGCCCATTCACGCAAGTAGTTCACTTGGACTTTTTCATCTAATAGGTGCAACATTTTCATTCTCCTTTTGTTAGTTTAACAGTTCATAACTTCCCCTGATATTCAGAGGAAGGTTGAAGGGTTAAGCTGTAATGTATTTCCTTTCTTTTGTGTCGATGATGTAAAAATTTTCTTCTGAAATATTCCAAAGTTGAGAGAAAAAAGCTTTCTTGGTAATCAAGTTTTTGCAGTCCTTATAGGCAGTAGAAACAGTTTGATGCGTGCCATCTGATTTTACTAGTCTTAGTTGGTATCTATAGTTTTTCATGTTAACCCTCCTTTTGTTGTATCGTTTTGTATATGATATGTAGAATACATAATCGCATGAATTTAACGCTAGACGTAAATATTAATTTAATTTATTCATGGGGAAAAGAGGTAAATTTCATGGATATTGACGACATAGAGAATCAAATTGCCAACCTTTCGATAAAAGGAATTCAATTGCCCAAAGATTCTCCCTTACATCCATTTATTGGCGATATCTTAGGGTGTTATCACGCTTTATTGGAAGAGGTGGAGAAAAATGATCCACACAATTCATGAATGGAGAGATAACATAATGTATACCTGGAAATTGCAGCTATTCAGGGTTAGAGATCTCAAAGACTATCATAAGAATCCAAGGAGATTGTCTCGCATGCAATCCGAGCAGCTCATGGAGAGTATTCGGAAATTCGGATTGATTGACAAACCAGTTGTTACACAAGAAGGCGTTATCATTGGAGGCCATGCAAGAAAGAAAATTCTTGAAAAGCTTGAAATAAAAGAAGTCGAATGTTACGTACCAAGTCAAGAGCTAAGTGAGAAAGAAATAGAGGAATTGAACATACGCCTGAATAAGAATGGAGGCGAGTTTGACTTTGATATTTTAGCTAATCACTTCGACGCAGTTGAGCTTGTTAATTGGGGATTTATACCAGAGGAATTAGGGGTATTTTATGAGCAAGAAAGCGAAGGAGAAGATACCCCCGACAAGTGCGGTGAGTGCGGAAGAACCCTCAAAGGAAATAGAGGTAAAGGACAAAGGCGGAAGACCTCCAATTCCAGTTGATCTTGATCTAGTTAAGAAATTGGCCTCTATCCATTGCACAAAGAGAGAGATCGCCTCTGTTGTTGGAATTGCTATAAATACTCTTGAGCATGAGAGGTTTGTGGAGGTTCTGCAAAAAGGGCAAGATGAAGGCAAGATGTCTCTTAAAAGAAAGATGTTCGAGGTAGCGATGAAGGGCAATACAGCAATGTTGATATGGCTATCTAAGCAGCATTTAGGAATGAAAGAAAGGCAGCCCGATGAGATAGCGCAGATGAATTATACCGTTGTCATCCATGAGGTTCCCAAGTGAGTGAGATTGATGAAACAATGAATGTAGAGCATTTTGATAAGTGCATTTTGAAGCTCTCTGATTTCATTGGATGGGCGCAGATAGAGGGTATGTCAATCCCATGCTGCTTGGCCTCTATGATTCACGTCATGCAATGCTCTTTCGAAACTTTGGGCATGAGCAGGTTAGACGTTAAAGAAATCCTTCAATGCGTTATCAATCAATACGATGAGGAAAGCCGTGAAGCAAGTGAAGCGTAAGAAAAAATCTATTGAAGATCATGCTAGAGATATTGCGTTCTTTGATGGCTCTTTAAATCCATTCCTACCCAACAAGATCAAGCTCACGGGAAAGAAGATTCGCTTTGTAAGGAATGGAAAGCTAACCGCTCCCCGAAAACAATCTCATCCCCGTCTTAGGCAAGCCCTATCCATGATTAAGAATGATTGTCTTATTCGAGACTTCCCCAATGCTATTCGCTTGATTATATGGGAGCTAATGAAGACACAAACGCGTATAGCGAGACTAGAGGGCAAGCCATGACTTGGTATAAAGTTTGGGAAGAATTGCCTCCTTGCGATGGAGTTTACGAGGTTAGTTACGGCCCTGAAATTGAGTGCGAATATACTACGGGATATTTAGGCAAATACAATGGATTCGAATTTCATTGCATTGGGCAAAAAGGATTTCCTCGATATTGGCGTTATCCTGTAGTTGAGAATAGAGAAAAACGCTATGGAAAGGTAAGAGCATGAAGTGGATATCTAAAGAGCAGCCCGAATATGTATGGGATGAGGATATCTGGTTAGAAGAGGATTCCATGCAAGAGATGCGCGCTAATGTCAATACCAGAACATGGGAGCCAATTGACCAAGCATATCTTGAAATCCCTTTCCGAGAAAAGACTAAGTTCAGGTATTTAGGGAAGTGGTTCACAATGAAGAATGGCCAACTAGAGAGAGTTAAAACGAGGTTAAATGAGGACTGATTATACCTGTCTTAGCTTTGTATTAGCAGATCTTGAGCTTAATAGAGAATTAGGAGGCTTTCTTACCTCTACTAGAGTAGAAGAAGCCATCATGACGATTTTAGAGTATTTATTAGAAAAAGATAAACCAAAAAGGGAATTGATTCTTATGAAAAAAACAGCACCAGCTAAGAAGGCATTGAAGCCTAAATCCAAGATGAAGGCGATTAAGAAAGAAGTTAAGAAGTCTTTAAAGCCTCATGGGAAGGTTAAAACACTTATGGCTTCCAAGTCGTCTTCTAAAAAAAAGACTGCATCCCGTTATTAAAAGACGTTAAATTGCCTAAAACATGGGGGATGGTAGATGGACTCTATTTCTAATTTAAGACCAACGGGCAATCGCTTGCTGGTTAAACTTGTACCGCCTGAAACGGTAACTAAGCAGGGGATTATTCTCCCTGAATCGAATAAAGCCAAGCAGAACATAGCCGTTGTAGTCGCTCTAGGATATGGCTACAAAGAGATCAATGGCCTATGGCTACCTTGGCCTGTCCAAGTTGGAAACACCGTGCTACTAGCCAAATATGCAGGAATTGAGGTAGGGGACGAGCATTTAATCGTAACCTCTGACGATGTTGTTGCGATCATGGTGGAGGGATAATGGAAACGGTTGTTTATTGCTTTGTGTGCTTGTTTTTGGGTTGTATTTCTATTGCCTTCTTAAGAATGGCGTTCAATGATTAACGGAGGATTATGCAAGAAATTATTAATATCGTTGTAGCTTTCTCAATGAACTTTCTTCTAATTTGTTGGGGATTAAAGCATTACGGAGAATTCCGTATGTCTACCTATGCAAGAAAGAAAGATGAAGAGATGAGAAGGTTATGACTGACGTTATGGCCGTATGCTTCACTATTGTGTTTGTGACTTGGCTATATTTTGCCTATACGAGTGATTATTAAAACAGAGAGGATTTATGCAAATTTATATGATTATTCGTTTATTGAAGGAAAGCGAACAAGATGGCAATCTGAATCAGTCTAGCTATATGTGTGAATTTACATATTCAAAAGAATGGGTTGCCCAGATTCTTAAAAAAAATAATGTACGTTATGATGTTTTTATCTATGAATTTCCCTCTTTGAAGCAAGTCACCAAAGCGGAGATTTCAATAGAGTAATGGAATATTTCAAGATCAATAGCCTATGGAAGCGTGAGCAATACGTCAAAGATAAGCCGAAAGGGACGCATGGCGCTTTGATTATCGGGGACTATTCAGAGCCTGAATTCGGGAATATAAAGCGATGGCGTGTAGATGAGAAGATTGACGGGACAAATATTCGGATACGATTTTCTAAAGCCCTTCCCAATGCTCTCGGAAGCTTATCTTTCGATGGGCGTACCGATAGTGCTCAAATACCAAAAGAACTGCTCGTTTATCTTGAAAGAACATTTACGCGTGAAAAGCTTGGCGAAGTCTTTCCCGATGCTGTGGATGTAATCTTGTATGGAGAAGGATACGGCCCAAAGATTCAATCATGCGGTGGAAATTATCGCTCTGATCCCTCTTTCATTCTTTTTGATGTATTTGCTAATGGTTGGTGGCTAAAGCGATCAGATGTTGTAGAAATAGCTCTAAAACTGTCTATCGACACCGTTCCCGACCTTGGGGTTATGTCAGAGGAAGATATCGTTGAATTCGTCAAGTCTAAGCCTCTCTCGCGTTGCTCTATGATTCCTCAAATGATGGAAGGCGTTGTTTGCCGTTCTGATCCATTGGTTTTGTTTCGGAATGGTAAACCATTAGTGTGGAAGCTCAAATGTAAGGAATTTGCTTGACTAAGGAAGAATTGCTTGCGTACTTGTTAGAAATTAAAGAAGGAAATTTGAGAGATAGAGATGGGCGTTCCATGAAAGGCGATGAAGAAGTACAACATATTTTTGCAGATCAAGCTCTTTTAGATTATATAAATGATCCCCAAATTACCGAAGCCTTTAGCTCAATCCGCAAATGGTATGCTTAAATGCGCCTGACTGCAATAGAAATTATTCAGTCTTTAATAGATCGAAATAGGAATCTCCGAAAGGATTTAGAAATTGAGGGATCGGTTCTTGATATGGTCAGGTTAAAGTTTCTTGAGCAAGATAGAAAACACCATGTATTTGACGATAAAGATGAGTTACACATGGCTATGTTGAGCAATTTTAATCCTTATGACACGTTCGAGTTAAAAGATAAGAAGAGCAAGAAGTCAAAAAAAGGAATTTGATTTATGGGTTTATATTGGGCAGCGGTTGACAACCATAACAAGAAATATTTTGAACCACCAAAAGGCTTTTCTAATAAAATCCCAGGATTATATCACGCAAGCAACCCCTTTCCTGCAATGTTAGTTATGATGAATTCAAGAGGGCACAACTTCGAAATAGAAAATGACTCTTCATGGGATTGTTATTATTCCAGAAATTACAGAGATATTACAGATGAAGTTTATAAAGAACTTTTAAATATTTTCCCTTTAGAAAAGGAATCTTCTTGAAAGACGACGCTAAACAATCCGTAGTCATTGATCTTCCTCATAATTACAAATGTCGGGACTACCAAGAGAAGTTTTGGCTAGAGATGGCTAAGAAAAGACGTTGTTGCCTAGTATGGCATAGACGAGCAGGAAAGGAGAAAACATGCTGGAATTACATGATTGTCAAAGCCTGCCAAAAAGTAGGCGTGTATTACTATTTGTTTCCTCATTTCAGCCAAGGAAGAAAGATTCTATGGGATGGCATGGATGCAAATGGGAAAAAGTTCTTAGATCATATCCCGAAGCAGCTTATTTCAGGGGATCCCAATGCAACCGAAATGAAAATAAGGCTGGTTAATGGATCCATCATACAGATCATTGGAACGAATAACGTGGACTCTATTGTTGGCACTAATCCTATCGGGTGTGTCTTTAGTGAATATTCTCTACAAAATCCTATAGCCTGGCAGCTAATTAGGCCCATCTTAACAGAGAACGATGGATGGGCGATCTTCAATTTTACTCCAAGGGGTGCTAATCATGCCAAAGAATTATATGACATGGCTAATTCTAATAAGTCTTGGTTTTGCCAGCTTCTCACTGTGGAGGATACGGGGGCAATATCCCCTAGTGCAATTGAAGAAGAGCGCTCTGGCGGAATGTCCGAAGATTATATCCAACAAGAGTTTTACTGCTCCTTCACTCTAGGGATTGAGGGATCTTATTATGCAAAATACATGCAGGACGCAAGAGATGAAGACAGAATCGGAGCCGTTCCCTGGCAAAAGACGGGTAGAGTTTATACGGCTTGGGATATCGGGATTGGAGACTCAACCGCAATCATTTTCTTCCAACTTGTCGGCAATTCAGTCCACATTATCGACTATTACGAAAATCAAGGAGAAGGACTGCCCCATTATGCAGAAATTCTTTTTCGCAAGCCGTACCTTTATGCAGATCATTATGCACCGCATGACGTACAAAACAGGCACTTTTCTAGTGGAATGTCAACCCTTGAAGTCGCTGGAGGACTTGGACTTAAATTTACCGTCTTACCGACTCTTCACATACGAATTGAGGAGGGTATCGAAGGTTTACGGGGCATCTTCCCGCGTATTTACATGGATGAAGTTAAATGCAAGCACCTCATTAAGTGCATAGAGAATTACCGCAAGGAGTTCGATGACAACCACAAGGTTTACAAAAATCGTCCCGTTCACGATTGGGCCTCTCACGGAGCCGATGCAGCGAGATATCTTGCAATTGCTGTTAAACGCTTTGTCGATAGCAAGGGTGGCCCTTCGGATTCTGACGTAGAGAAGATGATGGATAAATATCAACCAAGGTTTAGTTAATGACTGCAATACATTCAGGAGGACAAGGAGAAGTCTTGAGATTTAGAAAATGGGTAAATAAGGAAGATTTATACAAAGAATTGCCTAATAGAAAAGATGCAAATTTAGAAAATTTGTACCGAGAATTCCATAAAAACCAGGCAACGGGAATTAGATTTTTGATAGAGAATCTACAGAATGAATTTAGACCCTATAATTTCATTGCATCTCCGGCAATTGGGCATACGGTTCCAATACGAATAACAAACCCTGAATGGATCATAAATCGAAAATTTGTCTATGGATCGACTCCCGTTAGATCGGCATATTGGGATATAAGACCTAAAGAAAACTTCTTACAAAAAATCAAAACCAAGGTGAAAAACATGTTCTTCAAGAAAAGAAAACAAATGCAAGTGGAAATTCGATGCTTAAAAGAAAGATTGCTTCATCTTTGTGAGCAAGTCGGCAATATCAAGCAAAATGTTGACAAACTAAATCATATTACAAATTCTCAGAATGATAATATAAAAGAAAATGCAGAAAAAACTCAGGGATTAGGGATCATTTGTAAGCAATCAACCGATTATTTAACTAGGGACTCAGTCGATTATATTGATGATGTGGAAAGTTGGAAAAAGTCGGGATATGAATATATTTCCAGTTATGGTGATGGTAAAGAAATGTGGATTAGACATAAAAAAAATAATAAAAAAGTAACTAAAACAAAATCTAAAAAGAAAAAGTAATTTGTGTTATAATACAATCATAGGATGATTATGTTTATTTGGACTCCTGCTTTTATCGCTGCATATAAATTGGGAATGGTTGACTGGTCGCTCTGGTGGATAGCTTTGACTCTTTTCTTCGATCTTCCTATCAGAATATGCAGGGTGAAGTAATGGCTAAAAACTCGGTAACTACTCCTATTCCACCAAGAACTAGAGAGAGGTTTTGGCCTGATCCACAGAGAACTTTGCCACAGCCACCGCCCAATATGCCATCTGTAAACAAAAGCGCTCCTATTCTACCTAAACCGCCTGGAGGGGGAAATAACCCATGACTCGAATCACAACACCCAAGCCACCGAAACCCAATGTTTCTTGGCCAAATGCGCCGTGGATTCCTCCTCTTACAAGGCCCATTACTGGCCCAATAAGGTCATAATGACTCACCGCACAGATCCCAAATTCATGCGTTGGGCATTTGGAGATGAATATGAATCATTGATTAATATAGATATTGTCCATTGCCTTAAAGCTTGGAATGAAAGACATGGTGATAAGTTAAGGATAAATCTCAATGGACATAGAACAACTGATGAAGAGGCCATGCTTAATCTATACAAAGAGACAAACGATGTCAAGGCTACCTAGATCTCAAACAGAGTCCAATGGCTTCTTAGATGAGATCCCAGAGTGTTTTATCCCCGAACAGGCCATAACTATTCCAATTCCTCCCAGAAAGACTCCGTATAGCCCTATGAGTCCTGTTTCTCCTGTTCCTGCGAATCAACCGCCTCTTTATATTCCTCCCCGTGTTCCCTCAATTCCTGGCGGGAATCCTAGATGAAGCAAATATCTAAAAAACTTCTAGCTAAGAAGAAATGTCCTGGTCACTTCGAAGGAAAATTTTTCTGTGATTGCTTAACTCGAAATATCCGAAAATGGCTAGGAATTAAACGATATGGGTGGTTGGATTGAGTTTATATATTAAAAACAATAAATATATAATAATAATTGAAGATGTTACTAGCGTAGTATTAGATAAAGTGCCTCATAATGGAAAAACATGGGATGTAATACAGGTTAATTACAAAACTAATCCCGCCATACAAATGCCTTTTGATTCTGAAGAAGAGGCAAGACAGGCTTTTAGGCAGATAGCCGAGTATCTTTGTGATGATCCAAATTAATTTGGTTTGTTGAATGGCTGAATTTCGGTAGGCGCGTTGTGCTTGATCTACACAGCGTTATGTTGGGTCAATACCAACTTCAATATACGCGCAGTAGCTCTACTACTGCATAGGAGAAGAATTGACAAAGCACTTCTTAAACAAAAGCCCCGTTACCATGCTAGAGTAGCTCAATGGTAGAGCAGCGTTCCTGTAAATCGACGGTTGAGGGTTCAAGTCCTTTCTCTAGCAATATTGTGAGAGTAGTTTAGAGTTCGGGCAAGTATACCACCCGAAACATGGTTAAAGCCGAGACTGACGGGTCTAATGATGCAGGTTCGAATCCTGCCTCTCACATTAAAGAGCCTATCAAAATGATAGTCATAATGATAGGTAGTCGATCCGGCAAGACTTGCACTTGCATCGTCCGTCATCATTGCAAAACGCCGTTTTCACTCTCGCATATATCCCAGTGATATAGCGATTAAACTACGGATCGGTTTTATATTCAGGATGTTTTTCTAATAATTCGCAAATAACCTCATCCATGATCTCTTGACTAGTTCTAGTGCAAATACAGGTAGGTAGGTGCTTGATTTGGATTAAATCACCGCATTTTGGATGAGACATATAGAATTGGTCATGTCCTTCCACTTCCATTTTAATCCAGATTATCTCGATTGTGGGTTTTTGTAGAGAATCGCAGTCATTGGCGAAAGAAGAAGAAATAAGAAATAGTAAAGATGATATTAAGAGTTTCATTCTTTTTCCGATAATATCTGAATGATTTGCTCTAAAGCTCCTTGTGGATCTGGTTGCCTTTCAATAATATCTTTAAGAATTTTCGATAAAACACTAGAAATCTCCCGATCAGAGTACCCAGTGCTAATGTACATTCTAATGAAGGTGTCCATTCTTAGACATTCTGAGACAAAAAGCTGTATTTCTTGTTCATCGTTCATAATTTAGTTTAAAAATTACTGTATTCCGCATTTATAGCACAATTCAAATTATTTTTTACTGCATTATTCAAATAATTATTATATAATGAAGACAACAGAAGGTCACTGATGGCTAACCCCATGTCGGGCTATGCTCGGTCGTCTGATTCTAGTGCTTTCCTCGAGCATTACCAGCGATCCATAGTCAAAAATACCCCACAATTAGACAATCGCAAAGATGTCATACAAGACTTTGGGGAAAGTTACGAACGCGCCTACATGCTCTGGAATACCTTCTACGCTGAGGCGTATAAGGATTTAAGCTATTATTTAGGCAACCAGTGGTCTCTTGAAGAGTTATCCTATCTAAACAATCAGAGGCGCTCTTCGTTCACCTACAACAAGATTAGAAGGCTTATCAATCTTGTGCAGGGATATCAACGCAAAAATAGACTTTGCACCATCATTTCACCCGTTGAGGACTCTGCCAGCGCTACAGCAGATATCTTAACCGATGCAATGCAAAGCGTCATGACAAGATCCGGAGGCTATGAGATCATCTCAGATGCCTTTAAGGGAGCTTTAACAACTGGGCTTTCCTTCGTCTCCCCCTATATGGACTATAGAGACGATCCAGTTTCAGGGGATATTAAATATCATTTAGATGAATGGAACGCGGTCATTTTAGACCCTTTCTTCACTAAGAGAGATCTTTCAGATTGTGGTTTTGTTTCCCGTAGAAAGTATTTAGGAAGAACTGAGGTTATTTCACTTCATCCCGATAAAGAAGATCTCATTATGGCTCTTCCTTGGGGATCAAGAGATGATAAGTTCACCTACATGCCTTTTGCTCGACAATGGGGCATGCAAAAGCTCCTAAATTATACCGAATATTGGAAAACCAAGTGGGAAACTAAAGATGTCCTAGTGGACATGAATACGGGTGAAACACAGGAATGGAAAGGTGATCGGAAGCGGCTTAGACTCTTAACAGAGATGGTTCCTGAACTGCAACTCATCCGAAAACCCGTTAAAAGCGTGGAATTAGGCGTTATCTGTGAGGGGGAGCTACTCTACTATGGCTCAGACCCAATGGGCCTTAATGACTACCCTTTCGTGCCGTTTACGGCGATCTTCGAGCCAAGTTATGATCTCTACACCTGGAAATTGCAATCTTTAGTCCGGATTGTTAGAGATCCTCAGACAGAGTTAAATAAACGTCGATCTAAGATGGTCGATATCATTGATGCTCAATTAAATTCTGGTTGGGTAGCTAAAACCGGAGCCGTTAGCAATAACGCCTCTCTTTTCAAATCAGGCAATGGCCAAGTTATCTTCTTGAAGCCGGAAGCCCAAATGACCGACATTCAGCGCATTGAAGCCCCGCAGATCCCTGCCTCGATGTTCCAACTTGAAGCTGAATTTGAAAAAGACATTATGGAAATAGCGGGGGTCAATCCTGAGCTTTTTGGGATGGCAGAAAATGATAAGGTAGAAACGGCTGGTGTTTTAGCAAAGCAGCGTCAAGCAGCCGGACTTGTGAATTTGCAAGATATTTTCGACGGACTTCGACAATCGCAAAAGATTCTTGGTGAAAAAACCATGAAGATGATGCAGAAGAACTTCACTCCTGAAAAGATCAAGCAGATGACCAAGAAAGATCCGACACCGGAGTTTTTCAGTGGTCAATTCTCAAAATATGATGTGGTTGTAGAAGAAGGACTTCTTACCGACACTCAGAAACAGACTCAATTTATCCAGCTTACAGCCCTCAAGAGTCTTGGTGTTAGCATTCCAGATTCTCTCATCATCAAGAACTCTTCTCTGCAAAACAGAAAAGATCTGGAAGATTATCTCAAGCAGCAAGCCGATGAAGCAGCAAAAGTTCAAAAGCAGCATGAACAACTTCAACTCCAAGAAATCCAAGTCGCAAATAATGCGATCAATGCAAAAGCTGCTTCCGATGAAGCTCTAGCAGCAGAACGAACAAATAAAATTTCATTAGATGCAGCACTCAGTGCTGAACGAATTAGCCGAGCGGAAGAAGATAGAACCGCAGGCGTACTGAATTTAATCAAGGCGGTCAAAGAGCTTGAGTCTATCGACATTGAAACGCTTATGCGTAAGGTAGAGATACTCAAGTTAATCGAGTCAGGGCAAGAGGTAGATGAGAAAAAGTCTACTCCTGTTGCAGCCAATCAATAGCAACATAGGTATTTTATGAAAAGATGGTTTACATTTTTACTTCTGCCTTTCATGGGCATATTTGCTACAGAGCATCTTGTTGATGTCACTGTAACAGGTGGATATCCAAGAACCAAAGAAGTTAGTTCTGTAGAGTTGGATTATCGTCTTGTGAATGATTTTCAAAATTCTCATGTAATTGTTAATCCACGATTCAAACAACTTGGAAATAAAAACATCAATGCCGGAATAGGTTTTGGAGTTAGACAAGACCTAGATTGGGGAATGTTTGGCGCTCATTTAGCAGCGGATTATTCTTATATTTTGAAAACTCATAATCTCCAAATTGTTCCGACAGCAGAGTTTTTGATGCGAAGATGGGATTTTAATATAAACGCTTATATTCCAATTAAAAATCTATCCTGCTATAAACCGATTGGCCAGGTTGTTTGTACTCATCGCTATTTCGAATCAGAAGTAGTCTACAAATGGAAATATGCTCACTTTTCTCTAGGGCATAATTTCAATATTGAAAAAATGAAAAATGGATATATGGGAAAGGTCTCTAAGGAGATCGGCCCAGTAAATCTTGTCCTCAGTGGCGGACGTGACGGACATCACGGCGATCATGTTAAACTTTCTGCTGTTTATAACATACCTACAGGATCATCCAAAGACGAATACCGTCGTATTAATCGTCATTGCGGTGCTGTCTATGATTGCAAGATACGGAAAGCATCCAACAAGCCCGTAGCTAAATCTAATACTTCGTTTATTTATGTTGATGTGCCTACGCCGATAGAGGTTGAAAAGACCGTAAAAGCAATCGAGAAGACACCTCCAAATACACAACCTACGACACCTTCCGAAACTCACTGGTATGATTTTCTCTTTAAGCCAGCAAGAACTCAAAAATAGAGGTTTTTATGTCTTATTTTATGGGGCCACACCCAACACCACCCGAATCATTTAGCAGACAGCTCGATGAGAAGGTGCAAATGTCAGAAATGCCTTATGGGTATGAAGGAGAACCCCCTTCTGCCGATACGGGAGATTTTAACCAATCTAGGTTAGAAACTCACAAAATTCAAAGGGTAAAATAGGTAAAAAATGAAAAAATCAGCTCACTACGAAAATGAAGTAGAAAAGCCGAAAGTCGCCAAAGGTGGACATCAAGAATCTGGCATGGGTTGCCATGAGTTCAAGAAAGAAGCTATGGACATCGCATACGGTCAAGCCGGAATGGGTGGTTGCAAGTCTGACTATCGTAAAATCGAGAGTCAAATGAAGCATTACGACTGGGAAAGTCCTTCAGAATATTAATAGGTAAAAAATGTCTGTAGAAATTGGAGAGGCACGAGAGAAATGGGGAACCGACGTTGTTACCCTAGTCACCGAATTTGCCCACAATATGCGACACGTCAAAGAACCTTTTTATATCGTATTCCATGCCAAACAAGATAGGGGACAACCCAATACTTTCCGGCAGGCTATACGCGCTTACTATGAGAAGCCTCCATTTGTACTGGGACTTCTTGTTTGGTATGTCGATCATGCGAAGTCAGAAATCAGGTTCATGCCTGAACTCTCTTCACCTCCCGATGTGCCTCTTGATCCATCTTTGCTCTCAGATAAAGCCGAAGACGCTTTTTCTAGGGTGATGGAGACAGGAAATAAAGCGAAAATCTTATTGTCTTAATTGACAAGTCTTTTTTTTAAATCTAATTCCTAAATTGGGCGTAATTTAGCGGCCGCCACGCTACAGGATATTATGACGATAGATATGAAGAATTATGCGGGCGAATTAAAAGATCCTGCCGCCGAGGGTCAGCAGATACTTTCTAATTCTTATCAAAATGAATTGCAGACAGAAGAGTTTCCGGTCATTAGAGAACTCCTTGAGCCACCAGCGGAACCCGTCATTTCTACGGTTTCCCAAGAAGTGGTTCCAGATGAGCCTTCTAAACAGGAACTAAACTTCAAAGCACTAAGAGAAGAAGTAGATCGAATAAAAGCCGAAAGGGATGAATTTAAGCAAAACATAGAACTCCTGAAGGCTAATAGACAGCAAGAGCAATATCGACCTCCTGAAGCGCCAAAGAAGCTATTCAATGGCATGGAAGATGGAGATATCCCAAATGTTGCAGAAATTCGCAACGCATGGGCAGAGCGTGAAGCTGAATATTTAAGCCGAATAGAAGAACTTTCCGTTGCTCAACAACATCCTGATTATGCGGAGGTATTGGAAAAATATACAACACCTCTTATCAGAAATAAGCCTCATCTAGTCGAGGGAATCCAAGGGGCACGCAATAAAGCGTTATTTGCCTATGAGCTTGGAAAATTGTATCAGAACCAGCAACAGAACATCTCTCAACCGCAACCACAGCAAGAAGTGCAGCAACCTACAACCCCTAGTGCTAAAGCACAACGGATAGTAGACAACGCACGCAAACCTGGGACTTTATCGTCTTCAGGTGGTCAAGGAGCCTTAAGCAAGGCCGATTTTATTGCCACGATGTCAGACAGAGATTTTATGGAAATGGCTTCGAAGCACCTCGAACAGATCTAAACAATCGAGATTAAATTCAAATGGCAATTACTAACTTAGCACAATTACCACCAGAAGTACGGACATATTTTGACCGTCTTTTGTTGGCGTTAGCAAGACCATACTTCATCTACGATCTTTTCGCCCAAAAGCGTCAAATTCCGCTCAATTCAGGCGATCAGATGGTATTCCGAAGATACGGAACCCTAACAGCAGCCACAGTTCCTCTTACAGATGGTCAAACACCAACTGGAGATCAATTGTCTGTTACAGACTTTAAAGCAGAGATCCAATGGTACGGTTCATTCGTTACTATTACAGATCAAGTTCAATACGTTGTCCAAGACAGAGTTCTTAATGAAGCGACAAAAGTCCTCTCATTACAACTCGGTCTCACAATCGACACCCTCATCCGCGATATGATGGTTTCTACGGCTTCAACAATCGCATGTTCTAATGGATTAAACGGAAATACCCCAACAGAGATCACCGATGCAGACATTCAAGATGCTATCGTAGCTCTACGTCAGGGAAATGCCCGTCTCATGACAAATCCTCTCCCTGGAGAAAATAAATTTGGAACTGCTCCCGTAAGAGCAAGTTTCTGGGGATTCATGAGTGTCGATATGCAAGCTGACCTGGAAGCAGTCGATTCCTTTATTTCTAGCGCGAACTATCCAAACCCTCTCAATGCTCTTGAGGCGGAATGGGGTTCTACAAGAAACGTTCGCTGGCTGTTGAACACAAACGGCTTCAGTAACGGCGCATCACCAAACGTCTACTCATCATTCCTCATTGGCCAAGAAGCCTATGGTGTTGTTCGTTTAGGTGCTAAAGAAGCCGAATTTATCGTCAAACCACTTGGCGCATCTGGAACAGCAGACCCCCTCAATCAACGAGGAACAGTCGGCTATAAATATCCTTTTGCTACTCGTATTTTGAACGACAATTGGATCACTCGTTTAACTGCAACATTATCATAAGGAGTGATTAAATTATGGCTATTATAAGAAAAGGTACTTTGACTGTCGGAACTGGTGGAGTTGCTCAAAACCTAGTTTTGGGATTTATTCCTAGCTATTTCCGTATGGAGAACAAAACAAAAATCGTTGGCAACACTAACGGCGTACAAATTGCCGAGTGGTGGGATGATAACGCGAACGCATCAGCATACATCCAAACAATGACTGCTGGCGCTCCTGTTCTCAGCTATATTTCTACCAATGGTTTTACTCCCTATACGACTGTTGACGCTTCGTTGTACACATCAACGAATTTAACAATCACAGGGATTAGCAAAGCAGCTAATGCAAGCATTACAGCAACACACAATTTCACTTCTGCTGATATTGGAGTGACTGTTGTAACATTCCATAATGTTGTTGGCATGACTCAGATTAATACGCTCTCTGGCGTTATCCAATCTGTGACTAGCACAACAAGCTTCACTGTTAATATCAATTCAACAGCTTTCTCAACATGGGTAAGCGGTGGAATTGCAAATGTTATCACTGGAAGACCAGCTTTACAAGGTGGATCTCTGACAAGCGGAAACGCTCTAGGATTCCCTCCTTTGAATCTGCCAACAAGCCAAGTCTTGAATACTGCTCTGTTTAACAACGGAACAATTGGACTGACATTGGGAACTTCTTTGATGGTAACGACAAGTGATGTCTGGCAATTCTACGCATTGCTAGATACTCCTGTTACTAGCTAAACAACGTGGAGTGGGGGTTACCCGCTCGGCAGACTAGCGCTTAGGACTGAGATTTCTCGGTCGCGTGATTGTTATAAAGCAGGCCGCATACTAGTCAATGCACCTGAAGTCTTCTCTCGCGTTATGCGTGAGAAAAGTCGAGGGTGCTCTGGGGTTCCGTACCTCAGAGTTACCCCTTTCTTCTTATAGGACAATATGTCAAATGCTATCCCTCCTTCAGTAACACCTCCCTCTCCGAATGAATGGCCTGAAACCATTCGTACTATCACGGGAATAACTAAGGCAAGAGAAGCAACTATCACATGTCCAACTCATGGTTTTACATCCGAAGATCTCAATGTAACAACAGTCGGATTTTTACAAGTCAAGGGAATGATCCAGATTAATGGACTCCCTGGTGTTATTCAACAGGTCATAGATGCAAATAATTTCACTGTCAATATTAACACATCCCAATTCACGTCATACGTTAGTGATGGTGTCATCAGCATCGAAACCGGAACCCCTCCCATCGAGCAAGTCGGATCTCAATGGTTTAATACCCCTTTCCAAAATATCTCATAACCCATAGGTGAAATATGGCTAAATCAAGAAGCAAATTGAATCATCTGCCTAAAGACGTTATCGAAAAAGAAGTTTTTAAAGAAAACCCTGAAGGAATTGCACCGATTAAAGAAAGCGTTATTGCGATAGCGACAGAGGTTCCTAGAATGGAGACCATCATATTTCGCAACGACAGAGACCCTGGAATCCCTTTAACCTTCCATTATGCCTCAAAAACCCATCCACTTCATCATTACACCCTTTATCACGGCCAAGAACACACTCTTCCAGTTGAAGTGATAGAACATCTCGAAAATTGCGCTGTGCCTTTGTATGCCTATAGAAAAGGGGTAGATGGCCACCCAGAAATGTATTGCAATGGGAAAAAATATAATTTCACCTGTAAAGCCGTCCGTAAAGCAGCTTAAGGAGATTTAAATGGGTCTTACTTGGACATATCTCGATATAGATGAAAAAGTCAGGAATTTAACGGGGTCTCCATCCATAGATCAAATTTCTGCGGCTAGTATGAGTAGATATATTAATAATTATTATACTCTGATGATGCCATTTGAGCTGAAGGAACAAATCCAACTTCAGTTCATCAAATTTGAAACATTTGCAGGGCAAGATGTCTATCCCTTCCCAGGCAACTTTTTAACAGATCAGCCAATGGCTTATGCTGATGGCTTCCCTCTCATTTTCTATCAAGATCCCGATATTTTCTATCAAGATTGGCCAATTCAGATCGCCGCCGACAATTTAGGCACTGGAGATGGTGTTACATCAATTTTCTCAGGAGGGTTTCAAAGCCCTCCGATTATTATTGGCTCTATCACCCTAACGGATGGAAGTCAAATCCTCAATGATACGGGAGAACCAGAAACATCTCAAATTATAGATGTAGGAACAGGGATAGCCGGATATTCTGGAACACTTGCAGCTTTTCCAATCAACCCTGGCTCTCTTTCCATTACCGATGGAGTAGAGACGTTTTCCGACAATGGCGCTGGGCTTTTGACGGGGAATTTAGGAGGCACTGGAACGATAAACTATACCACAGGGGTGTGGAGCGTTACATTTAACACTGCTGTCGTGACAGGGACATCCATCGTCGGATCTTATACAGTTGTCGATTCTGTTGGTGTTTTAGAGGGAGATGGGGCAGGAACCATCAACTATATCACTGGAGCCTATACCGCTCAATTTAGTTCAGCTCCACTTTCTGGCGCTACGATCTATAATAAATATCAAGGTTATCAACCGACAAGACCTCAAGGTGTTTTATTCTTTAATAATGAATTCACTTTTAGGCCAGTTCCCGATCAAGTCTATCAAATCCAGATGCAGGGATATATTAATCCTATCAGTTTGGTAGCTTCTTCTGATGTTCCTCTTCTTCCTGAATGGGGACAACTTATCGCCTATGGAGCTGCTGTAGAAATTTTCGGAGATCGGGGAGATCTTGAGAATTATAACAGATTTTACGCTCTTTTAAAAAGATATGAAAATATCGCTCTAGCCAGAACTATTCAACAATTCCAAGCCGAACAAAGCGTTCCGAGGTTTTAAATGACTTATAATGCAAATATCCCTCAAACAAATACCAATTTATCTGTTTCACAGGGACAGTTTTTAACTAATTTCAGTCAATTAAATACCATATTCGCTAAAGACCATTACACATGGGATGATAATACTTCAGCAAATAGAGGTTGGCAAAAACAGGTTACATTTCCTGCTGCTATTGCTGCTGCTGCTATGGGAGATATGGGAATTATTCATACAGTTTTAGGGACAGCAAATTCACAAAAGTTTAATACCAAGCCAATTCCATTTTTCTCAAACTCCATTGGAGACTTTCCTATGATGGGAGATCCCCTTAAAGGAGCAGGAAATGATTATAGCTTCAAGATCGGAGCAATCATTTTTAACTGTGGATTTAATTCTTTAGTACCTGGCGCTCCTAGTACTAGGACTGTAACGTTCAATACTGCCATGTCAAATACGATTTTTGCTTCAGCATGCGTATTTGGAGCAGGAAATGCTACTCTGGCAATCTCTTCTCCAGGTAATACACAAATGACAGTCGCAACAAGTACATTTACCAATTCAAGCTTTTATTATATAGCAATCGGTTATTAATGACATCAAGTTATAAACCACATCTAATCGCTGAATTTAAGACGGGTTTATTTAATTATCTTGAACCCTGGATAAGACCCAATGAAGCATTTCAGCCATTGATTAATGCCTTTACTCAAAGAGGAGTTCTTCAACGACGTAATGGGTATACCGTTCTAGGTAGAATGTCTTATCGAGATGAGATAGCCACCGGAACTGGGGCTGGAGGGGTTTATTCTGGAACAGTGGCTAGCCATCCCATTGTCACTGGATCTTTTGTTGTGAGCGTGGTTACAAGCGCAGGATTAGAGACTTTTAATGATAATGTGACACCAGGAACATTAGTCGGGAGTTTAGGGGATTCGGGAACAATTAACTATACTACAGGTGCATGGTCTATCACTATCGGTGGTGGAAGGACTGTTGCTCTGGGAGTTAATTTCTACGCTACTTTTACGCCAAGTCTTTCACGTCCGATAATGGGATTGAAAACCTGGACAAATGAGGTAGATGATTCTGAAATTTTAGTGGCGCTAGATACGCGTCGAGCTTCATATTATGACGCTTCTTCTGATGTGTTTTTCCCAATAGATCAAATCAGTCAACAAATCTGGTTGGGTGATGGATCAACCACAGCCATTACGATTAACACAAATTGGGCTGCCGTTTCTCCGTATACTCAAATTTTTGTACCTTTTACGGTAACGCTTACTGATGGGACAACAACAGTAACCGATGATGGGGCAGGAGCTTTTCCACCTGCTGGAAACTTTGCAGCCGGAAATACGGTCAATTACGCCACCGGAGCTATTCATCTTGCTTTTACTGCTGCTCCCGCTAGCACAGTTAAAATCACCATGACAGCCACCATTCAGGGCGACTATTTTACAGGAAATAATACCAACTTCTTCAATTCTACAAATTGGCTGGGCTATCTATTTTTAACAAATAATGCCGATCCGATCACTTTATTCAATGGCGTTAATAAAACACTATCACGACCGCCTTTTGCCACTACAGCCGCAGATCAAGCAAGTTTTACAAATGATATCTTAAAAACACTTGATGTTGATGTCTATAAAAACAGATTTATTGTTCAAAGGCCAACACTTAGAGACACCTCAATTGGGTTAGAACCTCAAGGGTTTTACTGGAGTGCAATTGTTGCCTCATTCGGTGGAAATTTCGGCGGACAAGCTAGTCCTACAAATTTAGTCAATGATGTTGCCGGAAATGGAGGTTTTTTGAACGCTCCTACCGATGATTTTATCGAATCTTCAGAGTTTTTAAGAGATTATCTTGTTGTTCAATTTAAGAGATCGACATGGACTTTCCGGTTTACAAACAACAATTTTGATCCCTTTAGATGGGATAAAATCAATGCCACTAAATCTACCAACGCTCCCTATGCAACCGTGCCTTATGATGAAAGAATCACATCGGCTGGATCAACGGGATTGATTGCTTGCGATGGGATCAATGTTCAAAGATATGACATTCCGATCATTGACCAATGGCTTGACATCGACCAGCAATTTTTCGGACAATGTTTCGGGTTAAGATCTGATAGCATCAACCAAACTTGGATGCTTTACCCCTCTATCAATACCGACAACAATGGGGCTTCAGATCGAGTATTAGTTTATAATTTTCTTGAAAATAGCTGGGCTGTTTATGACTGGCTTTTTGGACAACCGAACGTCTCTTTCTCCTGTTTAGGGCTTTATAACACTACTAGAGATCGAACATGGGGTTCATTTGTTGATCCGATCCCAGCTAATACCTGGGAAGAGCAAACAGTCCCTTGGAATTTCTACCTCGAACAGCAACTCTCTCCCGATATCATCGGTGGTGATGTGCTAGGTGGAATTTGGACAATGGACGATGGAATTCAAGATGGATCGGGAAATTTTTCTTCTCAAGTGACCAGCACGCAGTGGAATCCTTTCTTTGGGTTGGGACAGAGAACAGATTTTGGATACATCGACTTTTACTATGAAAAAAGCCCTGGAACAGACGCAACCACGCCTTGGGTAGAATTGACCTTAACTTTCATGGTCAACAATGACGCTTCTACCGCAATCACAAGAACTCTGACCCTAGATGGCACAGACAATCAGACAAAGAATTGGAAGAGAGTGTATGTTCAGCTCAATGGCGAGTTCATTCAAATGACGATGCAGGATAATGCCTCTTCTTCATGGAAAATTTACGGAATGATCCTTTGGGCTAGAGAAGCTGGAAGATTGACACCTGGAGCGACGATTTAATGACATTTCCCATGACCACTCGTTCGGTTTTGCCCCCGAACACCGATATCCCTAAAGATGAAGAATTATTTATTGACTATCTGAATAGATTATATGAGGATATCGCTTATGCGGTCAATGAGAGGGATTTTATCTATTTTCCAATGGCAATCACGAACACTGCTTCTCCTATCATCAATCTACCTAATTTTGGAGCTTATATTATATGCGTAAGCGGTGTGAATTCCGGTCTCCCTACAATTACTGCCAGCTTATGCAAGAGCGCTGTCGGTGGTGCAGGGGTTATAAATGTCTTAGGTTCTCAGGCGGGTACTGTTGCCCCCTTTGCGGCGGCTACGCTGACGATCACTTCATCTGCCACGAACTTTTTGATAAATCATTCAGTAGCAGCCACCAGCGGGAATTTTAATATTCGAGTCATAGGAACTCAATGATAGAAGAGGCAGATCTGGAAAAGTTAGAATTTTTAAAATTAAAATTTCCAAGACTTATCCCCGTAGAACTGATTGAAAATGTCAAGGGGAAGACTTTCACGGCTGAACAGTTCTACAAATATCAAGAAGACCAGGTTAAGTTTGAAAATCCTGGGAATTTACTCTATGCGTTGATTGATCCAGAAAAGAAGATACACGGTTTTCTTTGGGCTGAAATCAGCCAGCTAGATGGATCTATGTTCGTGAATACATTTTCAATAGATAAAGATTATTGGTTCAAGGGCAAGGCAATTCCTAAAGTCACTCAGTTTTTGGATGGACTCAAAGCCAAACATCAATGTTCTCGCGTATTTTGGATCACATCAAACGAGAAGTTCTTTTTAAAACACGGCCTAAGCAGGTCGAAGAATGTTTTAATGGAATATCAATCTTAAAAGATTAAAATAATCTTTTTACATGTTATAATACAGATTAAGAGGTCAAATAATGGGACAATCTAAAGGCGGGGGCTATGAAAAGCTTCCAACCCTCTCAAAGCCGCAACAAAGCATCTTAAATCAGCTTTTAGGCATGTCGGGACAGAATCTTCAGTCTTCAGGAAATATCGGTCAGAATCCGGCTTATCAGCAGGCTTTACAAGCTTTCCAATCCTTTTTGCCAGGTGGACAGGGGTTTCAACCTATCCAGCAAGAGGCACAACGCAATTTCCAGCAACAGACCATCCCTCAGATCCTAAATGCGTTTGGATCGAATTCTAAGGGGTCTAGCGCGTTAAATCAGGCTCTAGCCGGAGCAGGAGCGAATCTTAACACCTCTTTGGGGTCTCAACTTGCACAAATGCAACTTGGGGCAGCAGGTCAGGCCGTCGGAGCTTCTCAGGTTCCTTATCAGCAGGCTCTTCAAGGCGCTCAATTGGGTCTTGGAAGGGATACATTCGCTTATCAGCCAAGACAGCAACCTTTCTGGCAACAAGCTCTACTAGGTGGACTCCAAGCAGGCGGGAAAATCGGATCTGCCGCGTTAATGGTTCCATAATTAATTAAGGTAAAATATGGTTCAAGTTCTTCCAGCAGTTCCTAATTTTGGATCTAGTCTAGCACAAGTTTTGTCTGGTGTTGGCAGTGATATCGGAGAGGGATTAAAAAAACGTAATGCTTTTAAGGGATTACAGGCACTCGAAAATCAATCAACTAATCAAATACCAGCCGAAGCTAGTAGTGTTAATGCTAGTGGGAATCCAGCTCAAATGCAAGGGAACCAATCTCCAGCAAATCTATCTCCTATGCAAAATATCATGAGATATAATCTAGCAACAAAAGCTTTTGGAAAAGAGGGTGCTGATGCTTATTTAAAATCTGTTATGGCTAATCAAGACTTTGCTCAAAAACAACAACTTCAAGAACGAAAATTCCAGGAGCAAAGATCTCAAAAGTTAGAATCTGCTCAATTAGAAAGAGCGCAAAAATCCGCTTTAGAAATAGATAAAAAACGTGATGCTCTTAAAAACCAGAGAAGAGACACCAAACTTGGTTTAGAGGCGGTTCAAAGAGGAGATGTAGGCGGTTTAGACATAAATTATGTAGCCAATCTTTTTGGAGAAGCCGGACAACCATTTAAAAATTATTCCGCACAACAGCTTGAAACAGCCATGAAGAATTTGACTATTGATGATCTTCAAAAAGTGACAGGTCAAAAGAATCAATGGCTAGATAAAATGGTAAAAAGCGCGACTGCTGGTATAGGGAAATCTCAGGAATCTAATGAAATGATTCTTAAGACTAAACTTGCCACTTTAGATGTTCAGGAAAAGGAACTTGACGTTCATGATGAATTACTGTCTTTCTATGAAAAACAAGGTGTTACACCTCCTTCAAATCTTAATAAACAGGTTAGTGATATTGTTAAGCCTTATGCCCAAATGATTGAAGATAGACTCTCGTATGACACTAGAGTTCTCTATGAAAAATCGAAGGGAGAAAGATTTTTAAATAATTTGAAACCTGTGTCTCCTGGAACTCCATTGACAATTCAAAAACGCAATGCTTTGTTGAAGAAATTTAATGGAGACAAATCAAAAGCCTTAAACGTAGCTAAGAGACTGAATTATTCCATTCCAAAATCTTATGTTTTTAATCAAAATATAGAAGAGCAGAATGTCGGCCAAGAATAGCGATTTAGATTTCTTTGATATTCCTACGCCAGAAAATGACTGGGCTAAATCCTCTCAACAGACTCCTGCTGATATAAGCTCTAAAATAAGCGCTAAAAATGATGAGTTGGCTTTTTTTGATATGCCTGATCCTGAAAATAATTGGGTAAAACCTGAAGCTCCTCCTATTTCAGAGCAATTAGAAAATGCTCCTTTTTTTTGGGCTAAAGAGGCTGGAGCAGGATTATATGCGGCTCCATCAATTGCTGCTGAGACTTATAGATTTCTGGCAAGTAAACTTCAAGGGTTAGGCAAAGAACAAGCACAAGAAGAGGGAAGAGAAGTCTCTGATTCAGAAACAGATCTTACAAATAAATTCGTAAACTATATTCCTGATTTAATCAAAGATTTGGGTGAGAAATTCCCAAATATATTTCCAACGCATGAAAAAGCTAGAGAATTTTTCCAAGAGAAAATCAAGAAAAATAGAGGTATAGAACTTCCAAAACAGCCTAGAGGGGCAATTGAAAGAGGAGCTGTTGGAGCTGGTGAATCAACTCTAGGCTTATTTCTTCCAGGTTCAGGATTAATTAAAGCTTCCTCTGTTGCTATACCTGCTGCAACAAAAGCAGCCGATCTTTCAGAAGGCCAGCAACTTGCCACAAACATTTCGGTTCCTGCTGCTATTTCTCTAATCGAATCTATTGTTAAACGCAGATATATCCCACCAAAGGGATTAGAAAAATTACATCAGGAAGCAAAAGCTTTGGGATTAACTGATAAGCAATTGGCTCCCATATTTGCCACTGAAGAGCAAATTGGTAGACATGGAAATCTTGCTAAAGGGGTTAAAAAAACAGGCAGTGCATTTGAAGTTACCAATGAAGCTTTAGGGAATGTTATTGAGAATTTACATGAAAGACCGCAAAAATTCTCTACAGGCGATTTAGTTGAACAAATTCATTTAAATGACAAATTAGGCACAACTCTAGTCGATGAATTGAAAGAAATCCAAAAAGATCTCGTTTCAGGCTCTCATGCTCAATCAACAAAGACTACAGAATTAGCAGATTTCATTAGCAGAACTATTAAAGATATTCAACAGAATGGCACAAATCCCTCAAAATTAATTGGAACCTGGCGAGAGATAAATAAGACAGGCCAAGGCAAAACAGCATTATCACGAGTAAAACCTGCTTTATTGAAAACAATTGAAAAATTTGATCCTCAGTTGGCAAAAGATCTTGTCACAACCAATAAATTATATGAAAGATTTATAGGAAATATCAAAGAGATCAGTCCAGATCAATTTAATGCCTTTCTTCAAGCAGGCGATATCCAGCATCTAATCGGAGCTATTTTTTCTGGAGATCCAAAACATCTTACAAAAGGTATTTTGTCTACATTAACTAGGAAATCTTTTCAAAAAATCTCATCTAAAATTCTCACTGATCCAAATGCGCAATCTTTAGCAAGAAATTTTGGTAAAGCCATTAGAGATGGTAGAAGAGCTTCTGCCCAAGCATTAGTAATACAATTTAAGAATTATATCCAAAAAAATCTACCGAAAGAATACCAAGAAATAGATTGGGATGAACTTGATATAGAAGACTAGGTTTTTCCCATACATCCATAAATCACAAAAACGGCGATCACAGCCAAGATCAATTGCATAAATCCTCCAAATTAATCCGATCTTAACGGATTTATCTATAGATCACAAGTGTCAAAAATAACAAAAAATTAATTTAACCAAGGAAATATATGACAGTACTCGGCGTAACATGCCCTTATTATGGAGGCAGACAATCAGTCAATCCTCCTACAGTTTATCAACTTACAACAGCTCCTAGCGCAAACCTCAAAACAAGACCTGGGGATATTGCCGTTGATACAGCAGCAGGAAATTACTATGGAGAAGTTACTCCAGGATCTTGGGTTTTACTCGGAGGATCTAGCGGAGCTATTTCCTCTGTTGTAGGAACAGCCAATCAAATTACAGTGATGACAGCAGGCAACGTGGCTACCGTCTCTATGCCTACAGCGATAACCACCCCTGGATCATTGACAACAACCTCATCTCTAGTCGCTGGTACAACATTTACAGCAACAGGCGGTCTAAGCACATTAGCAGCCCTGACCCAAGTCGGCACAGCAAGCATTAACGGAAGCGGCTCTGCTGTCACAACAATCGGCACAGGCGGTACAGGTGCGGTCAATATCGGAAATACGACAGGAAACACAGCGGTTACAGGCTCTTTAACGGCCTCAACTGGTCTGATTGCCACAACAGGTGGAATCACCGCGACTGGCACGTCAAACATCAATACATCGGGATCAGCCGTCACAAGCATTGGGACTGGTGGCACTGGAGCTGTCAACATTGGAAACGCAACGGGAAACACAGCCGTGACAGGGTCTCTAACCGCTTCTACGGGCTTAGTTGCAACGACTGGCGGTATCACAGCAACAGGAACCTCAAACATCAACACAAGCGGCGCTGGAGTGACTTCTATAGGTACTGGCGGGACTGGAGCAACCAATATTGGTAATGCGACAGGAAATACCGCGGTTACGGGGTCTTTGACAGCAACCACCACGCTGACAGCAACATTGGGTAATGTTACAGCAACGAACGGTAATTTCGTGGCGACTGCCATTGGAACTGGAATTCTTTTAAATTCCTCTCAATCTTCTGGAGTTGCGGCTTCGCCTGTTGTTGTAAATGGACGGTCAGGCAGAGCGACATTCACAACGGTTTCTATTGCAGCAGCAGCCGATTTGACTTTGACAATCACTAATTCATCTATCACAGCTTCAACAACTGAAGTCATGCTTTCCATGAGTGGTGCAACAACAGGGGCAGCTCTCTGCATTAAGAGCTATACCGCTTCCGCTGGATCTCTAGCAATCATAGTCACAAACGGAACAGGCGCGACAACCTCAACCGCCGACATCCAAATCGACTTCTTAGTCCTCAACGCTTAAGGAGATTTATGGCTGCACATCCACATGATAGAATTGGGAATCGTCCTTTTAACAGGCTTGATGCGGGTGAAAGGCCCATCTATGACTCTGTAGACGATCTCGCTTTTCAAGGGGAATATACCGCAAACAATCTAATTTATAAAGGCTTCGCTAGAACGGGAGCCTCTACATCTGCACCTGTTTGGCAAATTGCTAAATTAACCTATGACGGAAGCAATAACATTCTGAGTATTATCTGGCCTCATAATAGTGAAGGTAATGCAAGTAATGATTATGAGTTCGTCTGGGCGAATAGAGCCACTTATACCTACAGTTAATATGTTGCGCTATCAGTCCATTCTTAAAAGGAAAACCTAAATGTCAACACCACAATTTAAATTCAATCCATTCACCCATAGACTAGATTATGTAGGCTCTGGCGGAAGTGGGCCGACGACTTATTATTCTTTAACTCCCTATATTGTTGGGCCGGATGTTAATTCTCAATATTCGACTATTTCGTCAGCTATAGCGGCGGCAGTTGGAGCGGGGGTTAGTTCTTCAAATCCTGCTAATATATATATTAAACCTCAAAATGGTGGATACACAGAAGATCCAGTGCTGGTGGATGGAATTAATCTAGTGGGGCAAAGCCCACAAACAGTGATTAACGGAAAGGTCTCAATGACGACTGCGGGTTCGGCTACGATAAATGGCTTGACGCTGCAAGACAATGGAGATTATTCACTGCAAATCGGTGGGAGTGCTGGGTCTTTTATTTCAGTTAACAATTGCAATTTTAACACTGTAGCTCATACCCAAATAAATATTGGGCCTACTGCCAATGGATTAATTCATTTGAAAGATTGTACAGCATTAAGCGCAGGCGTAGTCGGTGCTACAATTTTCACTGTTCAGAGCGGGGGATTAAGAATATTGAATTGTTATCTCAATGGACACCCTGCTACAGCAAGTACCGCTGATGGATCAGGATTGGCAATAGATAATTCAGGTTTGTCATTAACAATTACAGCTTCCTCAGCAATTGAAATTAATAATTCAACTATCTCAGGTGGAACCTTAACAATGAATGGAGCCGGTGGCAATAACTTTGTAACAAATAGTTATATTGTTATGCCTGCTGGCCCTATAGCTATCACAATTGGTGCAGGGGCAATCGCCTATGTTTCACATTGTTTAATAGATTCAGCAGCAGTGAACGCAATAACAGGAGCGGGGACTATGAATTATGCGTTTCTTTCATTCGCAAATTCTTCCGGTGTTTCTGTAGCAACCGCAACCCCATTGGCAACACTAATATAGGAAAATTATGACAATAGGAACAAATTCAAGCGGCCACTTCTTCGATACGACATTGGCAAATGCGACTTCATTATCAGCGGATGTTAATGGCGTTATTCAGGCTGGTTCAGGTGGTGGTGGTGTAACAGGGCCAATGTCTTCCACAAATACAGGAATAGCCACCTGGAATGGCACAGGAGGAACGGCTCTAAATAGCCCTCCTACTCCCTTAGTGAGTTCTGCTGGCATTATGACGAATTCTAATCAACCTGCTTTCCTTGCCTATCTTTCAACTAATACAGGAAGTGTGACAGGAGATGGAACAGTTCTTTTAGTTCCTTTCGATACAGTTTCTTTTGACCAAGGAAGTAATTTCAATACGGGATCTAATTATTATGTCTGTCCTGTAGCTGGTTTATATCAATATAATATTAATATTTTTTTAGCTCAATCTGCTCCAGGAACAAATACATATTTTGATATAGTTCTTCTAGTAAACGGAAGTACATCATATATATTATATAATCAAAATTTGTATCCAACAAGTGGTACATTTTTCCTAGATGCAAACGCATCTATTCTTATACAAAATGCTGCTAACGATCAAGTCGCAGTACGAATTGATGTTGCAGGAAACGCAACCAAAAACATCGTTGTTGGCGGTGGTGGTGCGCAATATACAACATTCAGCGGCTATCTCGTATGCTAAAACTCTTAGTCATCATCTTCACATCCCTCTTCCTGGGATCATTCTTGGGATGGTTCGGCCACGATCTTCTCTCAAAGCATATTCCCTTGGCCTATCCATATTCCCTTATGGGTGGCTATTTAGATTAGGCGTTTGCCTCTTCCATCGTCAATTCTTTAATGAGATCTTCGCAAAAACGGATGAAAAACTCTTCTTTAAATTCAATTTTATCAACTTTTTTCCCGTCTTTTGATCGAAATTCCCATCCATTGCTGTAGGGTCTTATTAACTCCTGCTTTATTAGATGAAAGACTTTCGATTCCATTGAGCTTGCCCAGCTTCGATGATCCCCTTCGACTTCAGATCTGTGCTTTGCTCCCACTCCTTGAGTGGCTGCATCAATCTTGCTATCCCAGGGCTTTCCAGCCTTTATTGCCTTTCCCTTCTCTTTATCCTCCCTAATCCACTTTCGAATGACCGTAGCGTGACAGGCGTATTGCTTGAATCGCTTAGGGTTGATGTCGGCGTATTCATCTAGTCGATCCATCATCTCGTTGACCCTTTCGTTCCCAAATTCAACTAAAAGCTTGTCAATCTTTTCCTGATCCATCTTCACTCTTTTGTATTTAAAAAGAGGGTGTGGGGGCGCTTGCGCCTCCTCTCTCTCTTTAAGATGTTCTTCTTTAGGATTGCTATTCTTAATATAGTCCGTGTTTTCGGGATCCCCACTTTCGGGATCCTGGTTTTCAGGACGTCGGAAACATTTTTTGAATTTTGGGGTTTCTGAGACGTAATACCTTGATCTATTTAAATTATTTATTTTAAAAAGGTCTCTCTTCATATATCCCGCATCAATAGCCTCTTTGATGACGCTCAGAATTTTATCTCTTCCCATAAACCCTTCTAAATGATTTCTGAGTTGTTTTGTTTTGACAACCCATTTTCCATCATTGCTCAGAAGATAGATCAAAAGCCATCGACATTCAGGAGAAATGTTTTTATCTCTGATTAGGTCACGGCTTATGATGGCATAAGGATTTTCTTTATCGTGAGGACATCTTTCAATGGTATCGAATTCGTGGTCTGACATTTTGGGTCTCCTATTTGTTTGGAAACCCCTGGCAAACCTAGATTTATAACCTTTCGACTTGCATTAAATCCGAAAGCACCCTTAAGATGGTGGCATCTGCTTAAGATACCGTGTTATAAACCCTTGGTTCGTTGCCAGGGGTTTTCTTTTTCTGGCTTAACTCTATCCCAAAGAATAATTTCACTTCTAGCCTAAAATCTTTAGTCTCTGTAATATCCCTGAGTATTAATGGAGGGATTTTGTATGTCCAAATCATATTTTAGTTTAAAACTTGAACAGTTTAAAGAGAAGTTTATAGGATTCTTAAGGCATAAGAAGAAGGTCACGGCCTTGGAAAACCTAAGTTCTTGCAAAAGATTCGCCAATTGGGGGTATATCCAGCTTCTAAAACAGTGCCTAAACTCAGGATTTCTTGAGGAACCAGAGGAAAAGTTCTTAGATCACATGATCCAAAAGAACTTTGAAGAGCTTGAATATCTGTCTTGGGCGCATAAAACTAAGTGGCTGAAGGCAAAAATGAGGGAATTAAAGGCTACATTCGCACCGGAGCCTGAAAAACAGCTTTATATGCCCCTAGATAGGCTTGATTCGATTCAGGCAGGTCAAATGCCCATAAACATTGTTATTGGCTCAAAACAGCCTATAAAGGGGATTAGAGCATGATCTATCTATTTTTAGCGCTTTTCTCCTTTGGGTTGATTTATTGGCATCGGATTTTCTTTAAGGGGCAGTCTGAGCTTCAAGAAAAATATTTAGTTTTGAACTTGGATCTGGCAAAAAAACAGACTAACAAAATTGAAGGATTACATGCCATCCTCGCTTTAAACACCCAAGAATTGAATGTTTTGAGGCAATATATTATCAGACCGCTGCCTCCTGAGACTATTGTTGGTTTTGCTCCCACCCCTAGAGATCTCAAGCCTCCAGAACCCGCTTCTGAAAAAGACGAGAAAAGAGAGAAAAGAAAGGCCGAAAATAAGAAGAGGAAGGCTATTTCTGAGAGAACGAAAGCAAGATGGGCTTCATATTCTCCTGAAAAAAGAAAGTCCATTGTGGACAAGATGAGATCGGCTGGATCTAAAAGAAAAAAGGCTGCCCCAGGGGAGCAGCCCCAACAAGAAGGAAACACAAAAATCGCTACTGAGCAAACTTAAGGAGCCATGCTGAATAGGTCTCAAAAAACTTGTTCAGCATCATATCAGATGAGAAAATTGTATCTAAAATCTTCTCAAAAGAAGTGCCACTTACTTTTACTCGATAGAGGATATATTCCTCAAGGCGTTCAATCTCCATGTCTTGTTGGAGGATTAAAAACTTGAGCTTCCCAATGGTTTTATCGGCAGAAGTTATTTGCGGGGCTTCAAGTTCCTGTTTTTGTTTTGACGCGGGCTTCCAATTTAGATTCGGAGAAGGCTTCTCCGAGACTTCTTTGGGAGCCGTCTTTATGGGAGCTGGAGTTCTTGCCGATTGATTGGCAAGTTGCCCATCTTCATCTTCATCTGTTGCAATACCCAAAATAGAGGACAATCCATAGCGACGAAGATAGGTCATTTCGCTGCCAAGCTCTTGTATTTTCTCATGAGAATGTAACTCTAGTGAGCTTTTAATCCACTGTCCTGAGCTATGCAGAACGGTGGTTTGGAGGCATGTTTTATGTTCACCCTCAACAAAAAGCTGAGTAATTGCAAGTTCATTATCGTATAGAGGCTTGCGAATCGCTTCCCATATATCTCCTAAGTCGGCATAGCTGTAGTTATATTTCCCACCCGACTTCATTAAAATGCTCGCGGTTTTTGTTTTTGGGATCAGTCCAACAGTTCCTTGTACCCTTGAGAGGGCAAATGCTAATTTTGATACATCTTGGCTCATGTTTTCCATATTAACGACTCCTTAATACTGTTTTTTGTTCTTCATAAATCTCAATTCCTGGGATCTGAGTGCATCCCTGCTTAATGGCCACCTGGATGGCCTCTTCATCTACTTTCAAAAACTGACGTGGAACAGATAGAGCCTCCACGACCTTAAATTTCTTCTCGATCTTGGTATAGGCCAAAACGCCTCCTTCCCTGGATATTCTTTTCTCTTCAATTCCTTGAGCTGGAAGCTCACACCCTAAAATGTTGGCAGCTTCCTTTTGCACCTCTATCTCGTGCTTTTTTTCAATTTCCAATAAAGACTGGTATTGCCCAATCTTCTGTTTCAAGATCTCCTCGGCCTCTTCAAGCTGCTCAGTGATCTTCTTAGAAGCATCATTGACAGCGCTGATTTCCTTTCTCCAAGGCTCTATTTTTTCTTTCCTTTGCGATTCTACACTCTTTCTAAACTCTTTAGACTGTTCCCATAGCTGCTTGGCTGCCGTCTCTGCCTCTTCCGTCGTAATGACGCACAAAGAGGCTTGATTCTTCATCGAGGAAGCAACCATCACAGCTATTTGGTATTGATTCACAGAGGCCATATCATTTGATACTGGGTCTAATGTCATAAATACCCCGCTGCTTTCAGTTTGTCTTCAAAGGCTTGATCTAGCCAGTCTTCAAAACTTTCTACAAAATTGCTTGTGTCCCTACAGATATATTGGTTGCAGTCACGGCAGAAAGAGAAATTCAGTGCTAGATTTCCCCTTCCACAATATCGGCAGATTCCCAAAGTCTCTTCTTGAGGCTCTAATCTTGGTTCTTTCATATTTACCCCTTATTTTGTTTTTTAGAGGATATTTCTGAATAGGTCAAGTGAGCCTGTCTTAAATGATCTGCTAACTCATAGACGGCTTTATTAAACTCAATGAGAGTTAATGCCAGAGATTTATAATCACAGGTGTGATTATCAAATATTTTATTTATTGAAGCAGGGCTTTTCTTAAATATAGCCTTAGATGTAATATCAAACTTGTCCATATAACGTCCTTTTTACTTTGCCCAGGGTTCGCTCCCTGGGTTTTTTAACTTACAAATGTGAGTCTACATTTTCCTGAGAATTTAAGTCTACATTTTTGTTTTCTTCCCAATATTTATCGACCTGAGAAAGACAATATTTTGTGGTTTCCTCTTCAATTTTATAAGTCAAAACCTTTGGGAGCTTTCCATTGGGATCTAATTTTATAAACATGACTCGATTGGCTATGAAAGAAATGCCATTTTTAAGAAGAAGATGGTGATAAAAGTGCGCCTGATAGGGCCATACTATGGGAGATTCTTGAGAAGAGGTTTTCCAATCCACGAGAACAGGAATTTTCTCAAAACTTAGTTTCACGACTGCATCAACTTTCCCCGTCAACATTTTGTCATCGTCATAGTATCTCAATTCTTGAATGACCATTTTAGGGTTGGTAACGCCATGCCATTTAAGAAATGAGGTGAAATATCCATTTTCTTTAGGTGGAAGAAGCGGCATTTTGCCCTTGCAATAGCTTTCAATGCCCTCGTGAACACGAGTCCCTATTTCTGCTTTCGCATCCAAAACGACATTAGAAATGTGTGAAAAGTCTTGGAGGGGATTGCCTTTAGAGTCTTTCATCCACGACAGAATCGTAGAAACGCGAACATGATTTTTCATTGAGCGATTCCTTTGTTGAGATCTTAATATAACAACATAACATTTGCAGTAAAATGTGTCTACATTTATAGTTAAGGTCAGCAACCAGGAGATTGTGTGAATCTAAAAGATTATTTTGACAAATATCAGATAAATAAAACAAAATTTGCAGCTAGATTGGACACAAATCCAGCGGCGATTTACCATTACTTATCTGGCAGAATGAAGCCGAGACAAAAATTAGCCGAAAGAATCGAAAAAGAGACTGACGGCTTAGTGACAGTTATAGAATTGAGGGGAAAAGATGAAAGAATCAAAAAAAGAAAGGCTGACAGTAGCGCAGGCGAGCAAGATGTTCGGACTGAAAACGTTGTCAGCGATTTACATGGCGATTAAAAAAGGGAGATTGAAGGCAATCTATGAAAAAAAACGATTCTGGGTCGAGAAAGAAGAACTTATCCGATACCATGAAACAAAATATTCCCGCTTGGAGACTAAGTTTCAGGGCGAGCCTTTATACGATCTGGATAATGGAGAAATCTCGGTTGTCCATGCAGCAAAGTTATCTGGGGTTCGCACGTCCTGCATCTATTTCCACCTCAGAAAAGGAAACTTGAGGGGAAAGAGAAAGGGACATCATTGGATTCTGAATCACACAGATGTTTGTAATTTTCATAAAGAATTGCATAGCAAGAAAGAAGATCCGAGACAAATCAAATTTGCATAGGGAAAATTGAAGATGAGTTCCATAATTTTTGACTCTTTCAAGAGCCTTTACAACTACTATTATCAGACAGGGAAAGATTGGACTTCTCCAAATCAAGCTATGCCAGACAAAGGGTATGCTTGTCTCATTAAGATCCAAGTAGATTTTGATATGTTCAAATGCGTAAAAGGATCTTTTACTGAAAAAGGTTGGGTGGATAATAAAGGAACTGAAATAGATAAAATATACACTCACATGCCTATAGAATGGAAATATGACGCCTCAACCAAAAGTCAATGCACGATACTTTAAATTTAAATACGGAGACGAAAAATGGCATCTTCTACAGGCTCAGTAGCTCAAAAACACAATCACACTGATTGTTGTGGCTGTTTTGTGAAAAGGAAAGAGAAACTAGAGAAAGACAATCCTCTTAGATTGGCAACTCCCCCTCCTTTAACTAGATCAACGCATAGACTCACCGAAAAAGATATTATGGCCTTTTCTAAATTAGTCAGAGTAGATGAAGCCGATCATAAGGCAGAAGATCATAACGCTGATGAGTCGATCTCATCTGAAGAGGTTAAAACGATTGAGGTGGTTTTTAGTAAGATTCATGGGGTTAGGGAAGACAAGAAATGAACGAATTACCAAATTGGATGAAAGAACTTTCGCTAGAAAAGAATAATGAAGAATTTTCACTTCTTTGTCATCAATACTTCAAACTCGCAACGATGAGAGTCATGCAAGAAATGAGGGAGAAACATCAAATACCACCATATGATATCCCTACCATTACCATCGCTATTTTTGCGAGATTTTTGAATGAAGCTTGTTATGCTATAGGGGCTGCCATTATGAATGGAATGAAAATTGATGAAATCTTTGACAAAGAACAACGCTTGAATCTTTTAAATGTTTTGATGGGAAAATTCTTAGACCCCAGAAAAAGATCAGACATTAACACCAATTTGGAGGAATCTCTGGAAGAATTTAAATCTTTTATTAGAGTTAATGCCAGAGACTTCTATGTGGAACAGACATGAATGAGAAAATGGTTCATGAAAGCGAACTCAATTACCTGCTCTCTATGCTCTTTGAATATTGCATGGAAAAAGGCAATCAGGAAGTTTGGGAAATAATATTTCCTTATATGCAGAGTCGCATATTACAAATCGTCCCCGATTATATCAAAAAAAAACAATCGGAATCCGATGAATGAGTGCCATAAAAATGGCCATAGAGTGAAGAAACCAAGATAACAAGGAAAAAAAATGGATAGTAAATTAATGGACAGGTTTATGAGAATAAATAAAGAATTGAACACCGAGAAGCTTAGAATAGAGGTTATGAAAAAAATAGAAGGAATTATGTCTTCTACAGAACCGAGTGATGAACAGAAAGAAAATATTTTTAAAGAAGCGTTATACGCTGGATCTAATATTTATGATAATGAATGAATGTCAGAAAAGAGGCCATCGAGTCATCAAGATGATCTGCGATGAATGTGGGCAAGAGGTCAATAGAGCCACGTTTACATCTCCACTGGACAAGGCCATACAAGAGCTTGTAACTTTACATAAGATCATTCATGAACTACATACAAAGATTGCAGACCTAGAAAACAAAAGCGAAATGAAATGAAAAAAATGCGATTCGAAACAATTGAGATGATGATGACAATGGGTCTTTCTCTTGAAGAGGGGATCAAGCTGGCTTTCAAAACATTAGATGACGTTTATGGACAACTTCCTAGAATGGAGAAGCCCGAGTTTGTCATTCTGAATGGCAGGGAATATCCAAGGCGACCGAAATGAAATACGTCACCATCATCATACTTTTTGGCATTACCCTCATTTTCCTCTTTGATCTTTGGTGCAGAATTCGTACAATTCAAGACGGACAAGTTGAGATTTTGGAGAAGTTATGATTAAAATATTTATATATTCGATTCTTGGAGGGCTATTCATATTCTCAGCAGCCCAGCCCGTAGCCATGTCTATTCATACGGGGTTAAAATTGGATTGCTTCAAGAAGCCTAAATACCCTAAACCACAAAAACCGCCTCCAAATCCTAAACCAGATAAACCAATTCCACCACCAGATGGAGGCAATATATGAAACCTTTGCTTTATTTATTTATTGCTATCGCTATACTAGCCTATGGAGCGATAAAATTTGACCAGGCAATGGGATGGGAAGAAGCTCGCGCTAAAAAATCAACATACACAGGAACTGTATGAAAAATATACATGGAGTATCTAGTCAGTTATTCGCATATCTTAGGGTTATCTCGTTTTCTATTGTCGTAATTATCATGGTTTTTGCAGGCATTAAAGGTTCGGCGCTCGGTTTTGCCCCTCATACGCCAGATATAGCGTTGGACGTAGAAATACAACACCATCGAGAACAAACAGAGAAATATAGAGACCAAAAAGCAAGCGAAAAGGTCGATAAATATAAGCACCACAAAGAAGAAAAGAAGAAAGCGCCTCCCAAGCAGAAAAAGCCTAAAGAGAAAAAACATGGGCATAAAACAAAGACCCCAAAACCTCCAAAGCCATCGAAAGCCGAGAAGAAAAAAGCTGCCAAGCATAGAGCTAGGACATTAAATTAATATGCCCTGCATGTGTTGGTATGATCCTCCTGAAGAGTCCAAAAGATTGATAAAGAGCCTTTGTCAGCAAATCGTTGATGAAGTTCGTCGATTGGAGGAAATTGGAGATCC